ACGTGCAAGTTGATCCCTGAGTGCCTTGACCTTGAGAGCATGGTCAATGTGCTTGACCTTCTTGCCCCACTTGTAGTGTGACCAGTAGGGGTGATCCCCTTTGCACCATCTCGTATGGTAGGCCTTCCACATTGCGAGGAGTCTAGTACCCTCACGAATGTTGGTACGAGGATCGAACAGCTCGTTCTCTCGACCGTAGAAATTGGAGCTACCTCTGCGTGCCACATGCACTTGCATCAAGCCGTAGTCGTTCGTCACGCTACGCTTTCGCGTGCGCCATCCAGACTCGACTTGGATTATTGAGACTATGAGGAGGGGGTCGACTCTGTACCACTTCGATTCGAATGCGATCAGGTCGACGTACTTCTTTACACTGGCATGCGGCTGCGCAGGAGCAAGCCACATAATTGCCGCTGCGAGCATGTAGAGCATCTGAGCACCTAGTGTCCGCGCTTCGGTGGTAGCCATTCTTCAGTGCCGATGAACTTCATGCCCATCCATCTGAAGAGATAATCGACGATTGAATTCGCGAATGGGATGTCCTGGTTGCGAGTCATACCATCTGGAGGGAAGCGAGTGCCTCTGTACTTCGAAGCGTACGACTCGAGAGGGATGCCTCGTTGCAGTCCAACGGAAACTGCGATCGCGAGTTGATCAAGAACTCCACGAAGGAAGGCAGTGAGCTCAGTGACGTCGTGGTGCATCTGAGTCACATATGGATCGCTCGCAAGATGAGGGGGTAGGTTTGGCTCACCCTGCTTGTGCATCTTGATAAAGATCTCACCTAGGTCATTGCTGTCCGGGTACGTGCTACACGTGATGTAACCACAACCCAGCTCTGAGTTTCCGATATGGAACTTGTGCGTAACGGAGCTGCGTTCGTCGGGCAGCTTGAAGTGAGGTGGAGGTCTCCGAGACGAGGGCGCTTCGAACTCCAGGATCTCTTCCTCGAGGTCCTCCTTCTCGTCCTCGAGGTCCTCCATTGCATCCTCTAGTTCTTGGACGCGTTCCTCCAACACGTCCACAGAACCCTCGAGCACTTCATTGCGTGCAAGTGCTTCGTCGCGATCGTGTGAAGACTCACGCAGCTCCAGCCTGATCTGCTCGATCTCTTGCTGCTGCTCAAAGCACAAACGCTCCCACGTGTTCTCGGTCAAGCCCGAGTCATCGTCCCTCAGTTTTGTGGCTTGATCTGCTGAGCTCATTTCGTGACTCCTACAAGGGGTGTGGCGACTCCGGAGGACGGAAACTTCTCATCCCATACCTCCTGGGCACACATCTGCAAGTACTCCAACAACTCCGGGTGCTGGGCGTAGTACTCGTAGGCCTTCTTGTGCCAGAACTTCGCTTCGGAGTCAGGATCTGGAAAGCCGAGAATGGTGACGCGACCCCCAGACATGTTAACGTAGTTCGAGTTGTCGACGAGGAAGTTCATCACCTCGTACAGATTATCGACACCGTCAGAGAACCTGATGGGTACCTGTATCTCTCGATACGGTGGGTTGAGCTTGTCCTTGATCGTCTTGATACTCGTGATGATGCCTGTGTTGTCCTCAGGGTAGTGCATCTTCTCATGCGACCATACCTTGAGACGCTTTGACGACCAGAACTTGATCGCGCCACCTCCGGGTGTCGACGATGCTCCGTGCTTGTTCGGTCCCTGGATCGTCTGGTTGATGAAGATCAAGGAGCAGTTCGTCGCCGGCAGCACCAAGGACAACGTGCGCAGAGCACGTCGTATCTTGCGAGGCTTGTCCATCATGCCGTCGGCGTAGATGTCACCTGACTTCTCCGTCTCTGTCTGTGAGGCCGAGATCGTGTCCCAGAAGAAGCCGAGAGGCATGTCCAGAGGGAACTTGCTACCCGGCATGCGCATACGCTTGATCGTCGAGTCGATCACGGAGAAGCCAAGCTCGACGGTGTCTGCAAGCAGATGCAGGTGCCTCGAAGAGTTGTGACCTATGCGCAGGGCACGATCTCTGTTCCACCCGCTCTCGGCATCGAGTAGAATCGAGATGCCGGGGAACTTCTGGAAGCCTACCATCATGTGCTCTGACAGAGTCGACTTGCCTTCGGAGGGATCGCCAGACAGCTCTACCACACGACCCAAAGGCGTACCTCCACCTAGCAGGCAGTTCAGCATCAGGCTAGATGTTGGGATGCGCTTGGTCGCCTTGTCTGAGTGAACCATCTTCTCGCCGGGGAGCGCCACCTCAGCTTTGAACTCCTTATTGAGCTCATCTGCAAGCTTAGATAGCGCATCAGAGGCCGAAGGCACCGCACCCTTGTCGTGCTTGCTAAAGAGTATCGACATCAGAGCCCCTTCGATTCCTTGGTGTCCATGCAACGGAGCTCATGCTCGCAGATCAAGCACTTCTCGAGCTTCTCGTTGAAGCCGTAGGTGCCGGAGACGTCTTCCGGCACGCCATTGCCGTCGTGAGCCTCTGGTGCTTCGAGTCCTGCAAAGCACGTTGGGAAGCTACGAGGGTCAACACCCTCAAGCGTGCTGGCAGGCTTCTTGGAGTCGGGCTTGGGTGCGGGTTTCTTGGCAGCAGTCTCCGCAGGCTTGGCCACGGAAGTGGTACGCTTCGCAGGCTCCCTCTTCGGAGGCGGAGCGTCATCGTCGTCATGAGGAGGTGGCTCGTCATCGCCAGCAGCAGCCTCGCCCTCATCGCGACCTGCGTCACGGTCCTCCTTGAGCTTCTTGGTGTAGTAGGCCATCATCGCGGAGGCCTGCTTGTGGAGCCCGCCGATCTTCTCGTCGTCAGGGTAAGGCTTGATTCGCTCGAGGTCGAACAGGTTAGACAGCCACGCAGCGACCGTATCGTCGTCTTCGTTCAGAGCCGTCTGTCGAGGGATCCAGCTCGGGACGTACTCCTTCTGCTCTCCCTTGCCAGTCCTGCGCTTCTTCATCTTGAGCACGACCTTAAGGTCGATACCGTGCTCGATGTCGGTGACGTCGCCAGCCGTCGTGTTCATCTCCGTGACCACCCAGTTGTACATAGCTGGAGTGAAGCGGACGATCTGGACACCTTCGTCTTGAGCAGCGCGGTCAATGACGTTGACCGCGTACTTCGCTGCAGGCATCTGACGCTTGAGCGTCAGGTCAGGGAACATCGCCAGCAGCTTGTCGATCGCATCGCAGATCGGACAACGGTCCGTCTTGGACGGCCACGTGTCGAGGATGCACGGGAAGTGCTCCTTGCCGGGCATGAGCTCCCAATGCTCCGATTCCTTGCGGAAGATCCGACCATGCGCAGCCCAGCACGGCAGCAAGCGGAAGATGTTGTCACCAGGCTTCCATTCGTAGCGCTTGATCTTGCCGCCACCCTCCTTTGAGGTCTTGGCAATGCGATCCGCTTCCTGCTTCACGTAGTCCATATTCGGGCGATGCACGATCATTTGTAACTCCTCCTATTCATTGCTTGTTGACGGTACGTCGCCCACCTCACATTGTCTGGATCGTAGTTACCATCATTGTCTCTACGATCAAGCGTCATCCCGGAAGGGCGAGGGCCTAACAAACGTTCAAGGCCTTCATACTACCTCTCGTCTGCCTTGAGTTCCTTGCGGTAGTTGACTGATAGCTGTTCAAGCTTCTCGTTGCGTGCGAACACGATCTTCCACAGCAACTGAAGCGACTCGTACAACGACGTAACGGATGCAAGGCGACGGCGCTTGACCGCCACCTCTGGGTTGGTCACGGAGTGAGCTTTGAGTTCCTTGGCTGATGTCTTGTACCCGTCGTCATTGCGGCGAGGTGTGTCAAGCAGGACATGACCCTCTTCCTCTTCGAGCTCATACGTGAACTCATTCTTGAGATCGCGGTACACGCCCATGAGGTATACCATGTCAGCCTCTAGCCTGACTTGACCCTTGAGTTTCTCGTTGACATCCTCAACGGTCTCTGTGTCGAGGATGAGTGCGTACACCACATCCTTGACGACCGATCGATCCTCAGGAGCGAGGAACTCGTTCTTGGCTAGCCGAAGAACTAGACGCTTAAGCGTCAGGTGGGTAAGCGAAGGTTCCATGTGACGCAGGACTCCTTAAGGTCGTCAACCCGTCTAACGGGTCGGACTTCTCACGAGGCTGCCTGAAATGCAGGGAACTGCCACGTCGAGTTGACGAACTCCTCTTTCACGGCCTCGCGTGTCTTGACAGCGGTCAAGCTCTGGAATAGCTGACTGCCGTCCTCCATCTCTAGAACGTGTTGCTCTTCGATCAGGTCCGGAGGATTGCTCCAGCTCATGAAGATCTCGCAGATCTTCGCATGCACATCAGGCTTGACCTTGTCGAACTTGATCATGCGGTCAGGCAGCAGCTCAACCTCGCAAAGCTCGCCCCAGCTAGGACCAACTTCGAAGTCAACCTTCAACGGAGCCCGCAGCCAGTGAAGCTCTCGTTGAGGCATCTGCACCATGCCTTTGCGGCACAGGACGAGCATGTCGTACAGCTCACCAGGGTAGGAGCTCATGAGGATCGAGTCGTGCACTTGACCGAACAATGTTGATCTGAACTTGCTGCAGCCTCTGTGCAGCAGGGTATGCACATGCGTGAAGCCACGTACGCCAATGTCAGATGCAGAACCCTGCACAGGAGTGTTGACAGCGCGGTTGTTGCGCTCAACATCCGACAGGCTTCGATCAAGCAATCGGCGGAAGCCGAATGGCGAGTACACCTTGTTGTACTTCTTGCCGTACTTGTGCTGACCCTTGATCCACTCCTTCAGCTTCGGGAATTGCGCGAAGACCTTATCAATCAGCTCTTGCGCCTCAGCTTCGGAGATGTGCTCCTGAGCCGCAATGCTCTTGGCTCCACGACCGTAGATCATGCCGAACACGCAGGTCTTGATACGACGGCGTTCGGCTGTGAGGACGTCCTCGGGAGCCTTGTGTAACAGCATCGCTGCGATCATCCGGTGGATGTCTTGACCGGATTCGAATGCAGCGATCATCGTCTCTTCGCCTGCCAGAGAGGCGAACACGCGCAGCTCCATCTGCGAGTAGTCTGCTGAGATGATCAGACCGTGAGGATGGTGCGGCACGAATGCTGACTTGACGCTCGACCTCCAGGGCATCTGGTGGAAGCTAGGCTTGCTAGAACTGTAGCGTCCGGTGGCTGTTGCACGGATGTTGAAGTTGGGATGTATGATCCCATTGCGATCAACGTAGTCCGCCACGGGTTGGATGTACCTCGTGAGCAGAGTGTTGGTCGCGGAGAACCCTCTCAGGATCTCAAGGATCTTGAAACGTCGAGTCCACTTGCCGTCATCGTCCGCAGGCGTGTTGATGAACTCGGTGCAGGACTCCAGCAAGGCACTCATGACCTGCTTGTCGATCGAGGGTCCTGTCTTGCCGTAGGACGTCGGTGTCATACCGAGCACGTCGAACACCAGAGCGGTCTTGGCTGCGGGTGCTGTCAGCTTGAAGGTCTTGACTACCTTTGTCTTACCCTTCTCGCGCTGGCGTTCGTTGAGCACCTCGAGGATCTTCTTGTCGTAGCCCATGTCGACCAGCTGTTGCTGGTAATTGGCTAGCTGAGCCTCGAGATCGCGACCGCTCTTCTGGAGGAGCTCGACGTCGCAACGGATGCCGGGTATCTCCATCATTGCTGTCGGGATAATGGCAGGTGCGCAGACCAGATGATGAGCGTCGTACTGCTCCGTCTCCTTCAGCATATCCTCGAACTTCTTGAACAGACGGAGTGCACTGTCAGTGTCTGCACAGCAGTACTTGTAGACGATCTCGATGTCGATATCGTCCATCGTAGGCTCACGATCCTCACCAGCATCCTGCAAGCGGTCGTAGGCGTCCTGCTTGGCTTCGTCCATCTCCTCCTTGTGTGCGATCATGCCCACATGCCGGGTAGCCAAGCTTTCCAGCGTGTGGTCCATCACGGTGTCGTTCCAGAGCGTCCACGCACTCAGCATCGAGTCCCCATGGGTCGTGAACTTGACAACGTCAAGACCCATCAAGGCCATCCAGTGAAGATCGAACTTGAGGTTGTGGTTGACGATCGGGACTTCCTCAAGGAGATCCTGCAGCATCGCGATGATAGCCTTCTTCGCAAGGATGTCCTTGACGAAGGGCGAATCATGATGGTCGAACGGGATGGCGAACGCTTTGCCTTCACCGTAGCTGATCGCGAATAGGACCACCAGAGGGTTCTCCAAGAGGTACGGAGACAGTCCTGTGGTCTCAAGGTCGATGCAGATCTCGCTGAGCTTGCCTGCTCGGTAGAGAGCTTTGATGAGCTCGAAGTGTTCTCGGATATCCTCCAATGTGATGAGGCATTCGTAGTCCTCGAACGGGATGCCTCTGTCACCCGTCATCTTCGTACGGATGTACCCTAGGTCTTCTACAATGCCTGCTTCTGCGGTTGGATTGCCGCGAGCTGCGGCAGAAGGGTGGAAGGTCGGATAGACCGTGTAGACGTTGGTCTCGATGTGCGCCATGCCCTTGTGTTCAGCCAGGGCAATGAACTGACGCTGGCTCTTCTCTGTGTCAGGCCAAGTGTACGTGGTTGGAATGTAACCCCTAACTTGGCACCATGCCTTGGCCTTGTTGTAGCGGTTACGAACCGAGGGTAGCTCAACGAAGAACTTACGCTTGCGTGCCTTGGAGATGTTCGGTGCCTTTGGTATCAAGGCATGCAGAGCTGAGTTTCCAAGGGGAACTACGAACACAGGATCCTTGGTGATGATCTCAGCTTCGAGGTAGTCAGCGCACGCGTCGATCTCATCCTGTGTTGGAGCCCTGAAGGTCTCGCGAGTATCGTTCCAAGGTATGCAGCGTACCGCGTTCGTCCAGCGACATGCCTCCTTCGGGAGTCCTACCAGGTCAAGGAACTTGTCGAACTCCTTGCCAGCCTTGCCCACGAAGCATTCGCCCTTGGCGTCCTCGTCCTTGCCAGGAGCCTCACCTACGAAGAGGATGAGCGGATGCTCGCTACCTCGCGAGCGCACCTTGATGTTTGTCGCACCAAGGTGCAACTCGCAACGTGAGCAACGTGGAGGCGCTAGAAGCATCAGCTCGCCTTCGTGACCAGAGATCCCTTGGCCAACGCATGATCACCAGGCCTCTCGGGATCGGAGTTGAAGTAGTCCTCAGGCAGATCAGGCCTGAACTCTTCACCGGTTGACGCGACCGTGTACTTGATCTTGGCCTGCACGTCGTACCACTTGACAAGCTGGACAACGTGCCCGTTGAGATCGATCTTCGTACCGGTGTACTTCTGGAGGATCACGATGTCGCCAGGCTTGAGCTTGCCTCGAGGGTCAGTGTGCGGTTGACCTTGGATCCCGTCTCCGAATCCGATCACCTGACACAGCGGTTGCTTGTCGGCGGTGTCCGGTATGATGATTCCACCCGGAGTGATCTTCTCTGGATTCTCGATGGTTCGAACGATGACGAAATCGTGGAATGGCTCCACCTCTACTTTGTAGATCATGACCAGCTCCTAGTTGTGAAGGGTTACTCTTCGCGAGTGCCTGCGGGGATGCTAAAGCCGTACTTCTCTGAAAGTACTCGCGCGTGCCTACGTAAACGCTTCATAGCTCGCCGCACGTGCATCACATCCCAACCCGTGATCTCTGCGAGGATCGTATTCGAGAAGCCCTCTGTCGGGACTCGGTCGTAGCAGTCCGTGATGTCCTCGGGCAGCTCGAGATTTGGGTCTGTGATCAGGTCCAGAAGCTCGATAGCGTCAACGAAGAAGGTGCTGTAGCCGACAGCCTTGCGAGAGGCCTCTCTGAGAGACTCCTGCAGCTCACCCACGTACTTGTTCAGGTCCTGCACGTGAAGGTTGTGATCAGGAGGCGGAAAGGTCCTCTGAGGTATCTTGTTGAAGACATCGTCTTCATCGTCCATGTCGAGTGTGGCGTGCAGCTCCTTGCGCCAGTCACGCGACTGCGTCTTGTACTTACGGAGCATCTCGTGCATGCGATGGAATAGTCTCGACTTGAACGCACGAGTGAAGTCCGGACTGTCTGGGTCACGAGTCCAATGGTAGTCGAATGTCTCCTCAAGCGCTATGAGACCCTCTTGATAGAGGTCTTCCCAGTAGAGGACTCCTGGGATCTCGAAGCGCCTAGCAGCGTAGTGAAGTAAGGGTTCATACTCTCCAAGCTTCCGTAGGAAGCTTTCATCCTGACGGGTGTCATAGATTGATTCCATTCTAGCCCCTCTAGTTCTGGACGAGCCTGAGCTCGTGAGATCAGTTTTACAACGTCAGTCTCCATTGACATCAGTGTCGCTGGGGTTGAAACGCCTGTATACCAGTTCCCCTTCGGACGGGTTCTTGTCCGAGGGGAAGAACAATACAACAGTGTCAGACAGGTCTACATGAACTGGAAGCCTGGTGAGCGCGATGAAGTACTTCTTGCCCTGTGCGTCCGTACGCGCTGTCATGCGAACTTTGAATTTGTCTTGCACAACGTTCACCGTTTCCTCACGGTACAACCGCCGCGCGACCGGCGCTGCGACGGGTGTAACCTTATTATCGCTCTAAACGCGGCGGAAGGCACGCGAAATCAACGCCGTCCGACCCAAAATCGACTTACGCGATTACGGTCACCTGCGATCCATGTTTCCGCTTAGGCGTCAATGCTTAGACTCCATCAGAAGTTCAACCTCAAGAGCTAGCGTGTAACGCTCTGCGATAGCCAACCTACGTTCGAAGTCACCAACGGACGCAGGATCATGTTCGTACGGAAGCAATACCATCCAAACAGAGCATCCACGATTGTGCAAGTCGTCAGCAAGCTTGATCGCAGGAGGCTTCACTTTGCTCTTCTTGTCACGCTTCAGCGCATCTCCATCAAGCGCAACGTAGTATCTGCTGAAGCCCATTTCTACCAGCATTGCTACCTGCGATCTCGTGACATCCTTGCCATATGTCGCAACCGCATTGCGTCCCGCAGCGATCGCAGAGATGACACCCTCTGTGATGACGACATCAACATACTCTGAAGCACGAACCAGGTTGAACACCTTATCGCGAGCGTCTGAGTCTGGAGGGTTCTTGTACTTGATCTTGTGGTCCTTGTACGTGCGAGCCACCCAGTAAACCACTACGCCTTCGGAGTCGAAGTCTGGGAAGATGATGCGTCCTGATCCTGCGAACTGCCGACGCTCCTCGCGTGTGAGACCCC